TAAAGCTAAACACTGACCCCGTGCAGGTGCTTACATATTACAGCCCGTCATCTCTGGATACCTCATATGCCTCATCCGGCGGTGGTCGCCCAGAGGGGTTCAGCATTGTCGGCAAGGAAATGAAAATCCGGCCCATACCTGATGACGCTTACACAATGGAGATTGTCTATATCGGCAGTCTCGAAAGCATATCAGACACAGCCACCCCGACACTGTTCCTGCGTAGCCCAGACCTGTATTTGTATGGCGCACTAGCGGAGGCATATGCCTACTTACTAGATGAGGCACGGGCCTCGCAGTATGATGCCAAGTTCACACGCGGCATGGAGGAGGTAAAAGTAGACGAGCAACGCGCACATTACGGCACGGGCTCATTGCAAATCCAAAGTATTTATTCACGACAAAACGCTGTAGCGGAGACCTAAAAAATGTCAGCATTATCAGATTATTTAGAGAATGAAATTCTCGACCACATTCTCGGAACTGGTGCTTACACCATGCCGACAAATGTTTATGTGGGCCTATCAACGGGTTCTTTCAATGATGACAACTCCGGCACAGAATTGTCCGGCAGTGGTTACACTCGCAAGGTAGCCAGCTTCGGCGCGGCATCCTCTGGCACAGCATCTAATGATGCGGCTATCGAGTTTCCAGCGGCGACAGGCTCATGGGGCACGGTCAGCCATTTCGGTATTTTCGATGCGTCATCATCCGGCAATCTTTTAATCCACGGGGCGCTGACTTCTAGCAAAGTTATTGAGTCCGGCGATATCCTTAAAGTTGCTGTTGGCGACATGGACATTACTGCCGCTTAGGGGGCTGACGAATGGCTACGGTTGCACCGCTAGACAGAATATCTGGAGCACTGGACAGCCAGTCATTCACGCTTGATACGCTGGGTGACAAGGTTGCTTGGACGGCTACTGTCCTAGACCACATGGACGGCTGGGGTGCTCTTGATAGCTGGAACTATGGCACACTGGATGCTCTTGCCCTTGAGGTAAAAGTAACCGGCGGCACAGCTTCCATTGCGGCAACAGCGACATCTGATTCTGTTAGAGTTAAGACCGTATCAGCGTCCGTTTCAGCGTCACTGAGCGCATCAGCTTCGGGAGCCCGCACAAGAACTGTTGAGGCTACGGCTTCGGGCGTGGGAGCGGCTGTATCGGTCTTTGCCCGTGTCAGGCCGTTTGAGGCTCTGGTCAATGTTGTCGGCTCTGCCACGTTCGCGGGCACACGGGTCAGAACAGTATCCGGCTCTGCCAGCGCGTCCATTGCGGCAACTTCAAGCAGTAACTTTGTGACGCTTGGGGCCATGACAGCAGACATTGCCGTGACAGCCACTTCTGACCGGTCAGCGCAACTCAATGCGGCATCGACGGGCCAGTTCAGCTTGCAGGGCGAATCCATTATGAAGGTTCTGGGCGAGGATTGGGCTGACGTTACTCTGGGCGCTGAGGTGTGGAGTGATGTAGCAATAGGCTCAGAGGTCTGGGCAAACGTGTCAACGGGTACAGAGGTTTGGGCAAGGCAATGAGTTTAATCCAGTTCGGGGAATGGCTACCAGACCAGCCAGATTTTATGAATGCTGGCGTGACAGTCGCAACAAACGTAATCCCTGCATTTAATGGCTATAAGCCTATCAAGAACTTTGTTGCATATTCTGGCGCGGCTACGGATACCATTCGCGGCATTTATGCTGGAAAAGATGACAGCGGAAACGTGAAGCTGTTTGCTGGCGATGCCACAAAGCTATATGAGTTCGACGCTACTGACAGCGGGCTAGATGATATCAGCAAGGCTGGCGGTTATGACCTGACCGGAGCAGAGAAGTGGCGGTTCGTTCAGTTTGGTGACACGGTTATCGCGGCGGGCGGTGTTGGCGAGGAACTGCAAAAGTTCCAAATAGGCACAGATACTGCGTGGTCTAACTTGGGCGGCTCACCTCCGAAAGCTGACTTTATTGCAGTGGTACGTGATTTCGTGTGGACTGCAAATATCGCTACCGGCTCAGGGCGGATACCCTACCGCGTCTATTGGTCTGGTTTCAACAACTCAACAAGCTGGACTTCTGGAACTGACCAAAGTGATTTTCAAGATTTAATCGATTCAGGCGCTATTACCGGAATGGTCGGCGGGGAATACTGCACGATTTTATGTGAGAGAGCTATTTTCCGAGCAACCTATTCTGGCCTGCCTCTGGTGTTCCAGTTCGATAAAGTTGAGAGCAATACGGGTTGCCGGTTGGCTGGCTCTGTTTGCAATTACGGTAGCTTTGTTTTCTTCTTGGCTGACAATGGATTCCATATGTTCGACGGGGCAAAGTCCACGCCGATAGGTAATGAGAAAATAGATAAGTTCTTCGAGGCTGACTTCAACAGCAACTTCAAGGACAATATGTCTGCATCAGTTGACCCGCTGAACCAGATTGCTGTTTGGTCATATCCGAGCACTGAGAGCACTGACGGCACACCCGACAGATTGTTGATATTCAACTACGCTCTGGGCAGGTGGTCCATAGCTAACGTGAACGCTAACTATATCGCGCCGTTCTTCTCTGGCGGGTACACGCTGGACAACTTAGATAACATTTCAGCAACGCTTGATGGGCTCGATATCAATTTAGACAGTGCGCTATTCCGTGGGGGTGAGTTCTTCTTCGGGGGAGCATTGGGCAATAAGCTCTATTCTTTTTCCGGTGATGTTTTACCGGCAACAATAGAGACCGGTGAGGTTGGAATATCTTCTGGCAAGCATAGTATTGTCACAAGGGTTTATCCGCATTATACAGACGGCACTGTTACCGTTCAGGTCGGAACACGGAACCAGCCATCAGATGCTGTGTCGTTTAGCAGTTCTACCAGCTTGAGCACGGAGGGCTTTGCGCCGTTTCGCTCTGAGGGAAGGTACCACAGGAGCAGGTTCAACTTCTCAGGCCATTGGTCTCAGGCTCACGGCCTAGAGATTGAAGCCAGAGAGATAGGACGCAGATGACGCGCACGACAAACTATCGTATTCTGAACCCTGTTACAGCCACTACGCGAGAAGTCGCAGAAGTGCTTAACAGAACAGTTGACGGTAAGCTAAATAGTGTGGGTGAGTTCACTATAGCGCAAAGCACGACATCAACAACTGTGACAGACCCACGGGTAGGCAAGGAAAGCGTTATATTGTTCAGCCCATTGGATGCACATTTCTACAGCGTGGAGCCGGTGGTCAACACGCTAAACAACGGAAGTTTTGTCGTGGAGAGCAAAAGCCACGGTCACGCGACGGCGGTGGCATATGTCATTATTGGATGAATACGAAAGGCTAATGCATCACATAGAGGCCGCACTAGGATACGCTGGAAACAGTCACACGGCTCTGGATGTGCTGGACGCTATACGCTCTGGCAAAGCCCAGTTTTTTCCGTATGAAAATTCTGTTATAGTGACGGAGATAGTTGACTACCCACAGAGAACGTCCTGCCGAATCTGGTTAGCTGGTGGAGATATGGACGAACTGATGGAAGCTGAAAAAGAAGTCGCAGAATGGGCCAAGGGCCACGGATGCGATTCAATGGAAATTATAGGACGTAAGGGCTGGGAGCGCCAGCTAAACGATTATCAGGCGACAGCCACATTATTGACAAGGAAGTTGTAACATGAGCAAGGGCGGCGGAAGTTCACGGACTATCACACAGTCCACACAGGCACCGGCATATGCACAGCCGTTTCTCAAGACGGGGCTGGAAGAGGCCAAGCGTCTCTATGAGAGCCCGACACCTCAGTATTACCCTCAGAGCACAGTTGTAGGCTTTGCCCCAGAAACGGAGCAGGCACTGAGCGGATACCGTTCACAAGCTCTTCAGGGTAGCCCTCTAATCGGCGCGACACAGGATGTCGTGATGCAGAACCTGATGGGCACTAACCCGCTAATGTCAGCGGCAATGCAACCCGTTTTGGAGAAAATGCAGGGGCAGGTCGCTCAGTCCGGCAGATACGGCTCAGGCTACGGTCAGGGAGCGATTGCACAGGCATTGGCACCTATGGCCTACCAAGCACAGCAGGCGGCTATTGCACAGGCACCAGCGGCCCGTGAGTTTGGCTTTGCTGACCTTCAGACATTGGCTCAGGTTGGCGCGGCTAGAGAGGCTCAGTCTCAGGCAGAGCTAGAGGCAGATATGCAGAGGTTCCAGTTTGAGCAGGCACGGCCCACGCAGAAGCTGGCAGATTATATGCAGTTTGTTCAGGGTGGTTCGGGCGCACTCGGTGGTCAGACAGTTACTCCGGTCACACGCAACCCAGCACTAGGGTTCCTCTCCGGCGGCCTAGCTGGCGCACAGGGTGCTCAGATGCTGGGTAGCACAAATCCAATGTATGCCGCAGGTGGCGCATTGTTAGGAGCATTCGGATAATGGCAAGAATACCTACAATATTAAACGGCGGTGCGGCGGGCACCCGTGCGTTTATGGATATGCTTTATCCTAAGCCCGCCCAATTAGGGCCAAGAGCAAGCGCAGAAGACCCTCTGTCGAATGCGGCTCGATTACGCCGTGCAATTCAGCAGGGTCAGTATTCTGGCTCGTATCTGCCCAGCGCTGACACGCTAGTGCCCAAGGGAACAACACCACCCAAAAAGCCCATGAGCCTTATGGAGCGTCTGTCTCCTGAATTTGGCACACCGGCCTCGGCTGGCTTAGGTGCGGCGGCGGCAACAGGCTTGCAGATGTCAGGCTACAGCCCGACACCGATATCAACGGCGCAGGGCTTGGGTGCAATGATGCAGTCTGGCATGAAAGCATTCCAAGCGGCTAAGGCGGCTGAGACTGCTGAGAAGCGGGCTAAGATGCAAGACGAAATTGCTATGCTCACTCTCAAGCAAAAGTTGGGCAAGCCGAGTGACTTGGTTAAGTTGTTCGACAAAGCAACTGGTCAGGAATACAACGCTAGATACCAGCCAGACCATCCCCAAGCAGACCAGTTCGGGTATGTCAGGGTTGGCGGCACAAAAGCTGACACAAGAAAGCTGGAAACAATTTTCACTGCGGGCGGCGGCTCGTATAAGGGGATATATGACCCAACAAATCCAAAAGCAAATGCTGATGGCTATGTTCAGGTTGGTGAGGTAAAGCCTCCGTCTGGCATGTCCATGACCGTGAATCCTGACACCGGCGAGGTTACATACAGCACTGGTGTTGGTGTTGGCGGCATGGAGAAGACAACGAAAAAAGGTCTTGAGACAGATATAACCACTTTGACAAACAGAGTTACACAGCTAGACCAAATTGCAAAAGACTTTAACCCTGACTTTTTGAAAGTCCCAACTCAGTTGGAGTTTGCGGCTAGAAACCTTGGAGAGAAGTACAATATTTTAGATATACCGCAAGAGCTAAAAGATAAGATGCTTGATTATTCAAATTTTAGGGGAAGGACTCAGGAAATATTTTCTACTATCCTAAAAGAATTATCTGGTGCGGCTGTTACTAAATTTGAGCTTGCTAATGCTAGAGCATTCCTGCCCGACAAGGGTGACGCTCCGACTGTGTTCAAAGCAAAATTGCGCGGGTTTACGGCAACGTCTAATGCAATACTTTACAGGGCGCAGAACTTGCTTTCTGGCAAGGACAAGCTCACTGACAACCTAGCCAAGAAATATCCTCTGTCCATCAGTAAAACGACCGACGCGGGAACAAAAACAATGTACATAAATGAGTATGTTGATGCCGCTATGATGATGAATAAAAACCTTACGCAATCTCAGGCTTTAGATAGATACGCAGAGGAAGCAAAAAATGTCCAGCTCTAGCAAGCCCGCTTTCCGCTCACCTTTTACTGCGTCAGGCTCTCAGAGTTTGCTTGAAGAGGAAGAACCGTTATTACCGTCATCTGGCGGCGCGGGTCTTCTTGATGTAGGCGTTGCTTCTTTGTACCCAACACCAGAAAGCAAGATGGATTACTATTCATCAAGCCTTGGCATACCGAGAGAGCGCTTCGGGGCTAGGCAGGGGCAGATTGTTTATAGAACTGAGGATGGCAGACTACAGCCCGTAGAAAGCGGATTCGGCAGAGGGGCAATGAGCGGCATTGGCCCTGCTTTACCAGCCGCAACTGGAATGCTCGGCGCGGCAATCGGCATACCACTTGGACCAGCTGTAATGGCAGGCACAGGCACGTTAGGTGCGGCTGGCGGGCAAGCACTTCGTGAGGCGCTAGCTGGCACTGCGCTAAAGAAAGAGGGCATTACCAGAATGGTAACTGAGGGCGCAATAGACCTCGGCGCAAACATGGCTGGTCTGCTGATAGGCAGGGGCGTAAATAGAGCCTTGGCAAGTGACGCGGCAAAAACAATGCGGCAGGAAATATCTCGCAGAGGCGGTGATGTCGCTACTGCGTTATCGTCAACCCTAGCAAGGGTTAATGAAAAATATGGTACAAATATTATTTTAACGCCTGCCGAAATAACAGGCGCGGCTGACCTCAGAACAGCACAGCTTGCACTAGCATCTGAGCCCAGAACTGCTGAGACGATGGCTGAATTTTATGCAGGACGCGGTGCGGAATCGGGGCAAGCGGCTAGACAGTTTATAGAAGATGTTTCGCCTATGGCTGACCGTGACATTGCTGGACAGCAACTTGTTGATGTGGCTGGTGAGGCAATAGCTGTAACGCGGGCGGAAAGGTCAGCGGCGGCTCGTCCGGCTTATGAGAGTGCATTCTTCGCTACCGAATTGGATGAGGCTGGCGAGGTCATTAGCCGGTCGCCAAGGATGGTTAATATATCTGCGTTTGACACTCAGTTAAATAAACTAGTGACAGAATATCCATTTCTAAAAAGCTCCTTGAAAAAAATAAAGAGTTCATACACAAACAGAATGGACCAGCCCCTAGAGTTTGTTCAAAATAACATTAAGGAAGCTCTTGATGACGTTATATCATCGACCAAAGTAAAAAAGCCAAAAGCGTCTCAAAAGGCGGGAGAGTTGCAAAGGGTTTTACTTGAAACCCTAGATGAACAAGTTCCTCAATATGCCAGCGCCAGAAAGCTTTGGGGAGACCTCAGTGACCCCGTTACCTCTGTTCAGGGCGGCTCTCTTCCAAGAATAGCAAACAAGACATCAAAGGACTTCTATGATGTCGGCAAAATGTTCATTACGAAGGACAGTCCTACTTCTATTGCCAGAGCAAAAGAGCAAATCCTTAAAGTAGATGGCGGTAAAGAAAAATGGAATGCCGCAGTTCGGGGTGGGCTTGAATCAATATGGGAGCAGTCAACTCGTCAGTACAAGTCATCTGTCGCAAGGCCGGAGATGATGGAAGCGGGTGCGGCTGTTGACTTCTGGGCAAAGCTAAAGGGCGACAAGGCTCAGTTATCTCGCATGCAAGCGGCTCTGGAGCCTGAGCAGTTTAAAGCGTTAAATAATTTGCTGGACGTTTTTGCGGCTACCGGAAAGGCGTATAACTTTAACAGCACGACTAACGCGCAAGCGCTTGGAAGTGACGCATTAAAAAGGGCGGGCAAGATAGGCTCTGTTCTTAAATTTGTGACGGCACCTTACCGTGTCTTCACGGCTTCTAGTGACGCGATAGAGCAAGGCATAATTAACGCAAACCTTGATGCGCTTGCAAAGGTTATTACCAGCCCTAACGCAGTCGAAGAGTTAGCCAAAATTGGCAAAGGCGCTGGCGGTTATTACAATCCTCGCAATTTAATGTTAGTATCGCGTGTATTAGCAGGAACTGGAAGATATACCGCTGGTGTCATGGAAAGTTACCCAGACATGCCTATCGGAGTTGATGTTAAACCGGAACCAAGTTCTGGGGCGTTGTCTATATCACCAAACAACACGGGCAAATTTATCAGCCCATTTTAAGAATGGCAAAGCTAGGAGCGAGTAATGGCTAAAGATAAAATTTCAGAGTATAGCACCAGCGCTGGCTCTAACACTGTAATTTCTGATATAGACCTCGGCGAAGGCACTATGGTCCCAAGCGATGTCAATAATTCGCTTCGGATGATGATGAAGCATCTGGCTGACATGAACGCCGGAACGTCATCCATACAGGATACACTGACTATTGCTGACCCAGACGACGATACCAAGAAAGTCCGACTGGATGCTGTGGGCGTTACCGCTGGTCAGACCCGCGTTCTCACAGCACCTGATGCAGATGTGACCATTGCTGGGCTTTCACTGGCGCAGGAATACACCGCCGCGCAGAACTTCAACGCGACAACGCTGACTGATGCCGCGACGATTGCTTGGGATGCTTCGGCTAATCAGGTTACATCTGTTGAGATAACAGCCAGCCGCACGATGGGCGCACCGACAAACCAAGTTGATGGCGCGGTGTACGTTCTGATGATTAAGCAGGACAGCACTGGCGGATTCACGATGTCTTGGAATGCCGTGTTTAAGTTTGCTGGTGGAACTGCTCCGGTGGTCACAGCAACAGCATCTGCAAAGGACGTATATGTGTTCTTGTCGGACGGCACAAACATGATGGAAATTGGGCGTTCACAAAACGTATCTTAGGGGCTTTCTATGAGTAGCATTCTCACGCTTGCGGGTAACAACACATCTGACGCATCTTTCTATCCGCACACGATAGACCAGTCTCTGCGCTTTGAGGATGGCGACACACCTCGCTTACGTTTTGGCACAGGAACACCAACAAACGCCAAGATATTTACACAATCTTTTTGGATAAAGCGAGGCGAACTTGACGCAGATAATTATTTTTATTCAACATTTGTTGATGGCAGTAATGAAAACAAAGTAAGATTTAAGTCTGATAATACTTTTGATT